GGCAGTAAGTTAAATACAATATCTGCTATGAAAAACATTCTAGCAGAAGCAACAATCACAGAAAAATTTGATACAGAATTTGGTATCTATGATCTATCAGAATTTTTAAGAGCGGTAGAATTATTTGATAAGCCGGCTGTTAAAGTTAATGGTGCAAACTATGCTTTAATTTCTGATGAAAAATCTAAACAAGTAATTAAATATTTCTTTGCTGACAAATCAGTATTAGTAGCACCTCAAAAAGGTATTAATATGCCTGATAAGACTGTAGCATTTACATTAAAGAAAGATGACTTTACTAAAATACAAAAGGCCGCTACAACATTAAATTTACCAGACATTGCAATTAAAGGTAATGGTAAAGTAATATCTTTTGTAGCAACAGATAAAAAGAATAAATCTTCAAACGATTATTCTTTAAACGTAGGTGAAACTGATAAAGAGTTTACAGCTTACTTTAAAGCAGATAACTTTAAGATTATTTCTGATGATTATGACGTTGCTATTTCAAAGGCAAAGATTAGCCACTTTATAAACAGAAGTAAACCAGTACAATATTGGATCGCATTAGAACCAGATTCGGAGTTCTAATATGAATAAACCAATTGTAATGACACCAGAGGAGGAAGACCGTAACGCTGGTGTTACTAGGTCTTTTGATGGACAAGTTTACTCAGAAGAAACACCTATCAAAGTTTTAAAAAACGAACATCATTCAGTAACAAGTACTTTCTATTATTATCCTTTACCATCGGAAATAATTAAAGAGTTTGGTTCAATAGAAAATTTTGAAAAATGTTTATCTGAAGATTCGGATTACGAAGATCAATTTAGAGCTTGGCAATTTTTAGATGAAATGGGTCATAGTGATAGAGAAGATGATTGGTGGACAGATCGTAAAGGTGGGTATGAAGTCGATTACGAAATAGTAAAAAAAGAAAATGATTAACTTGGAGTTTATATTATGTCAGATTTTTTATGGGTTGAAAAGTATCGACCTAAAAAGATACAAGATTGTATCTTATCAGAAGATTTAAAAAATACTTTTTTAGAGTTCGTTAAGAAAAAAGAAATACCTAATCTATTATTATCAGGCACAGCTGGCACAGGTAAAACTACCGTAGCACGTGCTTTATGCGAAGAAATAGGTGCCGATTATATTATCATAAACGGTTCTGATGAAGGCCGTCAGATTGATACATTAAGAAATAAAATTAAAAACTTTGCTTCAACTATTTCACTTACCAAAGAAGCCAATCATAAAGTTGTAATTATAGACGAGGCCGATTATATGAACGCCGAATCAGTACAACCAGCATTAAGAAACTTTATTGAAACGTTTTTTAATAACTGTAGATTTATTTTCACTTGTAATTACAAAAGTAAAATTATAGAACCTTTACATAGTCGTTGTACTGTAATTGATTTCAGAATTGTTAATGGTCAAAAAGTAAAAACGGCCAAACAATTAATGGATAGATTATCTGTTATATTAAAAGATGAAGGCGTTGAATTTGATAAGAAAATACTAGCAGAAGTTATACAAAAATATTATCCAGATTTTAGAAGAACCATAAACGAATTACAAAGATATTCTGTTCGTGGCAAAATTGACAGCGGTATTTTTTTTAGTTTATCTGAAGAAAATAATAAAGAATTAATTGCCAAATTAAAAGATAAAGACTTTAATGGTATGAGAAAATGGGTTATACAAAACCTAGACAAAGAACCAAGTGCTTTGTTTACAAGTATCTATGATGTACTTTATGAACATTTAGAACCTAAATCAATACCTCAAGCAGTATTAATTATTGCTGGTTATCAATACAAGGCGGCTTTTGTTGCTGACCAAGAAATCAATATGGTGGCCTGCTTAACTGAAATAATGGCTGGTTGTAAATTTAAATGATGTGGTCTAATGATGAATTAAACATTATCAATACGTTAAATAACAACGTAGATATTTTTAAACAAGAAAATCTAATATACAACGGTAAAAATTATTCTAGTTATGATGCTTATAATAATACTTATACTTGTGAAATAAAAAAAAGAAACTTTGAAAGTTATCACAATTATGCTAAAGAAGGGTTAATATTAGAAAGAAAAAAGTATCAAAAATTATTAGAAAAGTCCAAACAAAATAATACACAAGCTTTGTATGTAAATTTATTTACTGATAATGTTATTTTTATTTGGAATTTAACTAAATTAACTTTAGAAAATTATAATTTTAATTGGCACAATATGAAAATGAACAAAGCAACATTTAATTCAAAATATGATAAAATAGAAAAAGAAATATGTCTATTAAAAAAAGACATTATTATTAATATATGTACGAATTGAAAGATTACCTTAAAGCCATCAACGAAACTAAAGAAAACTTACTAGATACGGATGATGAAACGTGGAAAAAGAAGTATCCACCATACGTTATAAATCGTTGTCTTTCTATGTTTTGGGACACTTTAATGCCGGCCAACGAAATGAATGGCTTACATTTTTTAGATAAGAAGTTACAATTTCATTTTTTAATAAATAGTATCAGAAAAAAGAAGCGATTTGGTGGTAAATGGTTATCACAAACCAAGTTAAAAGATTTAGAATATGTAAAAGAATATTATGGTTATAGTAATGAAAAGGCAAGAGAGGCCTTAACTTTATTGACCAAAGAACAACTTGAACATATTAAGAAAAAATTAGATAAAGGTGGGAGAAATTAATGGCAGATAACATTAAATGGTCAATAGAGGATATGTTAGAAGTAACTATCAAACAGCCTGATGACTTTTTAAAAGTAAGAGAAACACTTACAAGAATAGGTGTGGCATCCAGAAAAGACAAGACACTATTTCAATCTTGTCATATATTACACAAACAAGGTAAATATTACATAGTACATTTTAAAGAGTTATTTGCTCTTGATGGTAAATTGGCCACATTATCAGAAAACGACATTCAAAGAAGAAACACAATTGCAATTCTTTTACAAGATTGGGCTTTAATTGACATAGTTAAAAAAGAAGCTGCTGAAAACAAAGCGCCTTTAAGTCAGATTAAAGTATTACCTTTTAAAGAAAAAAAAGAATGGACTTTATCAGCCAAATATAATATTGGCAAAAAGATTACAAAAGATGATGAAACAAATGGTGAATAAATGCAAGTACCTAAGTTTAGAGATTTTATAAACGAGGCCAAAAAGCCAAAAGATAATGAACCTATAACGGTTGTTGTTATTACCAAATCTTCGCCTAAAGTTAGACGACAAAAAACAGGTAATCGTAAAATTAAAAAAGAGATTACTGTTAGTTTTATACAAAAGTCTTGTAAGAAAAGAAAAATACCTTGTTTTATAATCAATACTAAACACTCAATTATTACGGATAAAGACGAAGAAAAAAATTCATTAACCATTTATAACTATGATGGCGAAGATGGAGAACACACTTTTATAGGTAAAAATACCGTTGTTATTACAAGAGCAGGTGCAATTGAAGATGAAGCAGGCCTTTCTCTAATATCTGCCTTTCAAAATTCTGGTGCCTTTATGTTAAACACCAGATCATCAATGTTAACTTGTGATAATAAACTCACGTCTGCTCTATTATTTGAAAAGTTTAATATACCCACACCAAAGACCGCATCCGTAGTACAAGCTTTGTTTAAACACGATGCCGAGTTATTACTACAAGAATATATGCCAACAGATTTTGATATAAGAACCTTTGTTGTTGATAACAAAATATTTGCTTGTACAAAAAGAGTAAAAGCAAAAGGCGAATTTAGATCAAACGTTCATAGAGGTGCGGTAGCAGAACCATATAAATTATCAGATAAAGAAATAGAAATAGTTTTAAGAACGGCCAGAGCATCAAAAGCATATATTGTTGGCGTAGACCACATCATATACAAAGATAAAATTTATGTATTAGAAGTCAACGGTTCACCTGGCACAGGTGCTGATTACGAAGGATATCATTACGAAGATTATGCCGACACACCTAACACAACAGGCCCAATTAAAGGTAAACAATTAGTAGATAATATAATTGATTATATAAACGATAGGGATAATTGGGATCGTCAATCAATAATAGAAGTAGGTTATATTGAAACAATAGAATTAGATGGCGTAGGTAAAGTAAGAGCAAAATTAGATACAGGTAATGGTGCTGAAGTCAGTGCATTACACGCCGAAGAAATAGATATTAAAGATGGTAAAGTTTCTTGGAAATATGATGGGAAAAAACATACAAGTAAACTTGTTCGTAAAGTAAAAATTTTTAGAGCAAACGTAGATGATGATAAAGGTGAAGAAAGGCCAGTTGTTAAATTAGATCTAACATTTAATGGGTTTGTTTATAAAGAAGTAGAATTTGGTTTAGATGAAAGAATCAGATCACGTAATGATGTGTTGTTAAATAGAGATATGATAAGAAAATTTAACGCCTCGGTAAATCCAAACCGAGAATTTGTGTTAAGTAGAAGAATCAAACCTATTGACAAAAAGTAAATAATAATATATAATGATATTATGAGTGAAGTAAAAATATTTAGATTATCAACTGGTGAAGATGTTATAGGTCTAAAATTAGAATCAAAAAAAGAAGAACACACCACAATTAAACAAGCATTTGTTATTGTACCTATGCAATCAAATCCTGGTGGGCCAGTATCTTTAGCATTAACACCATATATGCCTTATGCTGAAGATGAAGTACTTAACATAAAATCAATTAATATAATTGCAGAAGTAGAACCAAAAACAGAAATAAGAAATTCTTATAATCAGCATTTAGGAACAGGTATAGTACAATTTAAAAAACCTAAATTAATTGTTGACTAATGATAACAATATATTTTGTAAGAAACGGCTCTAAGATTAGAGTTGAAGTGCCTATTGGCCGTACTGTAATGGAAGCGGCTAAGAATTTTAGTAAAATATCCATACCAGAAATACCGGCAGATTGTTATGGTTGTTGCGCTTGTGCTACTTGTCATATCTATGTTGATGAAAAGTGGATTGACAAACTACCAAAAATTAACGATAATATGGCAGAATTAGAATTATTAGAGTATGAAAAAGGTTATAAAGAAGGCGTAAGTAGATTAGGTTGTCAAATATTTTTAACAAAAGAATTAGACGGTTTGATTTTATATTTAAGAGATGATGATACTAAAACCACTGAACAAATACACGGCAGCTGATTTTATAGCATCAAGGCATTATTCGGCAGTAATGTTGGTGGGAGTAATTACTTTCGGTTGGGGTACAAGACCTAAACATACTATACAAAAGTTATTTCCACAATTAGACACAAAAGATTATTTTGAAATAGGTAAGATGTGTATGGATGATAAAATGCCTAAAAATTCAGAATCTCAATTACTTTCTCTATCTATTAAATGGTTAAAAGATAACACAAATATTAAATATCTATTTACTTGGGCTGATGGTTTAGTCGGCAAACCAGGTTATGTATATCAATCAGCAAATTTTTTATATGGTGGATTTTCTATTACTGATACTTATGTTACCGAACAAGGAGAAAAAGTACATCCTAGAACAATGCAAGGCCATATACCTAATACTAAAAATAGAAAATATGGTATGAGACCTAATCCAAAACAATTAATAGAATTAAAATTAAGTAGAGTAAAAGGTAAACAATTTAGATACATTTATCCTATGACGAAAAAAGATCGTAAACAATTAAAAAAATCTACCGTAGAATGGTCTTTGAAATATCCTAAAGAAAAAGATTTAATTTGGTATATAAAAAAACCTGGTGAAACTGAATATAAAGAAACAAACAAAATACCATTTGACTTATCTAAAGAAATGTTATATAATAAAAAGAATGTTAATATGTATAAAAGTGAAGGCAATTTAAGTGAATTTCTATAAATCAGTTATTGAATTTAAAGGCAAACTTCTTGTAAGAGGTATACACGAAGGCCAAGAATATAAAGAAAAGATAGATTTTGGTCCAACACTTTATTCTTTAACACAACAACAAACAGATTATAAAACCTTACAAGGTCAATATTTAAAACCTATTACATTTAAAACTATTGATGATGCTAGAACATTTAGACGAGATGTTGCTACCGATAACTCACCTATTTATGGTTTGGAAAGATACCACTATCAATATATTGGTAAAGAATATCCTGAAGATATAGATTGGGATAAAAAGTTTATAAAAATATTTACATTAGATATAGAAACGGCCTGCGAAAATGGTTTTCCTGACGTAGAAAATCCTATAGAAGAAATACTTTGTATTACAGTTAAAAATCAAAACAACAAACAAATCATTACTTGGGGTGTAGGCGATTATAAAACAGACAGAACAGATATAACTTATGTTAAATGTAAGAATGAAAAACAATTAATGTTTGAGTTTATGAATTTCTGGATGAAAAATTATCCTGATGTTATCACAGGATGGAATACCAAATTTTTTGACTTACCTTATTTGATGAACAGAATTATATTAATTGCAGGTGATAAGGTTGCAAACAAAATATCTCCTTGGGGATTATTTCAAAGAGAAACTATTTTAGTAAGAGGCCGACCTCAAACAGTTTACGATATAAAAGGTATTACAAATTTAGATTACTTAGACTTGTATCAATGGTTTATTCCAACAAGACAAGAAAGTTATAAGTTAGATTTTATTGGTGAATTAGAACTTGGTCGTGGTAAAGATGAAATGAAACACGATACATTTAAAGATTGGTACACAAAAGACTTTCAATCATTTATAGATTATAATATACAAGACGTGGAAATTGTTGACGCATTGGAAGATAAACTTGGCCTTATTGATTTATCTTTAACTGTTGCTTACGAATCTAAAGTAAATTATGGTGACATCTTTTCACAAGTGCGTGTATGGGACACTTTAATTGCAAATCATTTATTAAAGAAAAATATTTGTATACCACCAAGAGAAGATAATGTTAAGAACGAAAAATATGAAGGCGCTTATGTAAAAGAACCACAACTTGGTATGCACAAGTGGATTGTATCATTTGATATTAACTCTCTATATCCTCATATCATTATACAATATAATATATCGCCAGAAAAAATTATAGGTGAAAAACCATCAGGCATTTCAGTTAATAAGATGTTGAATCAATCAACACCTTTAGCTTATTTAAAAACAGAAGGCGCTTGTATAACTCCTAATGGTGCTTTATTTAAAACCGATAATCAAGGTTTTTTACCAGAGATGATGGAGACAATGTACAATGAACGTGTCATTTACAAAAATAGAATGTTAAAAGCAAAAAAAGAATATGAACAAACAAAAAATCCTGAACTTATAAAAGAAATTTCTCGTTGTCATAATATTCAATGGGCAAGAAAGATTGCATTAAACTCCGCTTATGGTGCAGTTGGCAATCAATACTTTAGATACTATGACGTAAGACAGGCTAGTGCAATCACTACAGCAGGCCAGTTTATAATTCGTTTTATAGAAGAAAAGGTAAATGGTTATTTAAACAATATATTAAAGACACAGGATAAGATAGATTACATTGTAGCATCAGATACAGATTCAATTTACGTTACACTTGATAAACTTGTAGAACATACTTGTAAAGACAAAACAGAAGATCAAATATGTAATTTTTTAAATAAAGTAGTTGACAGTAGAATTGAACCATTTTTAAATAAATGTTTTGAAGAACTTGCAGACTATACTAACGCATTTAAAAATTGTATGGTAATGAAACGAGAAGTAATCGCCAACAAAGGTATATGGGTCGCAAAGAAAAGATATATGTTAAACGTATTAGATGAGGAAGGCGTTAGACTTTCTGAACCTAAGTTAAAGATTATGGGTATTGAAGCCGTTAAATCTTCAACACCACAAGTTTGTAGAGGTAGAATTAAAGAGGCCATTAAGATTATAATGAGCAAAGATGAAGATACATTACAAAAATTTATTGCAAACTTTAAAAAAGAATTTTTTGAAATGACGGCAGAACAAATATCTTTTCCAAGGTCGTGTAACAATATGAAAAAGTATTATGATAGTAATAATATCTTTATAAAAGGTACACCAATACACGTTAAAGGTGCTTTAATTTACAATCATCAAATAAAAGAATTTAAACTGAAAAACAAATATCCATTAATACAAGAAGGTGATAAGATTAAATTTCTTAAACTTGTAGAAGCAAATCCATTTAAATTTGATGTTATAAGTTATGTAACAACACTGCCTAAAGAGTTTAAATTGCAAGGCTATATAGATTATGAAACGCAATTTGAAAAAACATTTTTAGATCCAATGAGATTTATATTACAGGCTATTGGTTGGTCACAAGAAAAGAAAGCAAACTTAGAGGCATTTTTTCAATGATAAACTGGTTATTTTATACTATACCTGAAAACAAAAGAATACATTATTTAATATGTTTATGGGTAGCGCTTGTTATTATACCTCATTATGTTTTGGGAATGGCCTTTACTATAACAATGCAATTTTTAAATTTTATATGTTATGATATACTCTATTATTATTTTTTAAAAAACGGACATTTTAATAATGATTGAATTTCCTAATAAAAAATATAATATCATTTACGCTGACCCTCCTTGGCATTTTGAAAATTGGAATAATGAAAAGGCACAAACAAATCCTTTAAATCATTATCCAACTATGAATATGAAAGAGATACATAATTTACCTGTAAAAAATATAGCAGCTGATGATTGCATTTTGTTTATGTGGTGTACAGATCCATTATTAGATAAACAAATACCTATTGTTGAAAGTTGGGGATTTAAATATAAGACAGTAGGTTTTGTGTGGGTAAAAACAAATAAAGATAGAATTAAAAATTATTATTTTAAAGGGCCAGGTTATTGGACAAGAGCTAATCCAGAAATATGTATATTAGCAACAAAAGGTAAACCAAAAAGAGTAGGTACTAATGTAGATAGATTAGTTGTTGATGAAAGACGTGAACACAGCAGAAAGCCAGATAGAATTAGAAATGATATTGTAGAATTATGTGGCGATTTACCTAGAATAGAATTGTTTGCTAGACAGAAATTTGATGGTTGGGATTGTTGGGGTAATGAAGTATGAAAATATTAACTAAAGAGCAAGCACTACATTGTGCTAAAATATTTAAAGATTATTTTGGTAACTTTTCTCGTATAGATGAATATATGAGAGATCAAAAATTGGCCTCCATACAAAATATTCCTGCTGGATTACCAGGTATGAGTTTAGAAGATGACTTGTTTTCTGATTTTACAATGTCCCCTAATGATATGAAACTAGAAGAATAAATGGGTAGGGTTTATTAGATTAGGTTCACCAGTTATTAATATGAAACCTCGTAATGAGATGCTAGGTAATGTGCCTGATTTAAGTCATTTCAATAAAACGGCCATTATGGGATTTGTTATAGTACCATCTCAACCTTTTGGTTATAATTATCTAGGTGGCAAATTATTGGCGGCCATTTGTTGTAGTCATTATGTAAGAGAATTATTAAATAAAAAATATGATATGAATCTATGTTTATTTGAAACTACAAGTTTGTATGGTAATAGTAAGTCATCAAGTCAGTATGATGGTATGAAACCTTTTATACGATATAAAGGCCTAACAGACAGCGATTTTATACCTATGTTACACGGAAAACCTTTTGAAGATTTAAAAAATTATGTTGAGAATATAGTTGGTAATTTAGTTAAAGAAGATGCTTCAAGTAAAAAATTAAAATTAACTAATGCAATTATAGGTTTAATAAAACGTTCTTTAAAAGATGACAGTATAGAACTAGAAAATTTTAATAAAGTTATCAACAACGCAAAAGACTTGACAGAACAGAAAAGATATTATATAAGCCATTATGGTATTAAAAACTTTGTAGATATTGTAAATGGTAAAACAGATACAATTATTAAAGACGATACTTACGATAGGTTTGAACTAAACAATATCATAGAGTGGTGGAGAAACAAGGCCATTACACGATATGAAACATTAAAAAAGGAGAATAAAATAAGAAGTGAACTTGAAATCTGGACTAAAAATAGTAATCTACAAATCATCCGTTAGAAAAAGTATTTGTATAAATAAAAGCATATATCTGATGTGATGGTGGAGAAAATTTTAACTAATAGAGAGATGGATAAAAATAACTTACTTATACACAAGCACTTAATCATTCGTGCTGAAGTAAAAAACCCTCCAAAAGACGAACAGAAACTTACCGAGTGGATGAAAGAGTTTATTTCTTTTATCAATATGAAAGTTTTAATGGGACCTTACGTTAAATATTGTCCTACAGTGGGCAACCGTGGTATTACAGGTGTGGCCGTTATTGAAACAAGTCATATAGCCTTACACGTTTGGGACGAAACCGATCCGGCCATTATGCAGTTTGATGTTTATAGCTGCTCAGAATTTGATCCATATAAAATAGCAGATAAACTTCAAGCTGACTTTGATGTAGTAAAACTAGATTATAAGTTCCTTAATAGAGAAACCGAATTGAAACCAATAAGATTGAAAAAAGATACAATGAAAAATTATGCAAATAGTAATAATCAACAGACTCAACAACCCACCCTATTTAATATCTCCTAACTTTCATCCAAAAGAACTTGACAGTTTGAAGGAAATGTTATATAATGAGAATATCAAATACGTATTAATATCTAGTGAAAAGGAGAATTTAGAATATGAGCAATTTTTTAAAAGACACAATTAAAGATGTAGGTAACGAATATGCAACACTTGTAAGTGAGGGTGTTGACAGTGCAGATGTAACAAATTTTATAGACACTGGCTCATATTCTTTTAACGCATTATTATCAGGTAGTATTTTTGGTGGTCTTCCAGGAAATAAAATCACCGCAATTGCTGGTGAAGCCGCTACAGGCAAAACATTTTTTGCTTTAGGTATTTGTAAAAACTTTTTAGATAAAGACAAAGAAGCAGGCGTAATTTATTTTGAATCTGAAAGTGCAATATCAAAAGAAATGATCGTATCACGTGGTGTAGATGCAAGTAGAATGGTAATTATTCCTGTGGCTACTGTACAAGAATTTAGAAATCAATCAATAAAAGTATTAGACAAATATTTAGAACAACCAGAAGATAAAAGAAAACCTTTAATGTTTGTATTAGATAGTTTAGGTATGTTATCTACAACTAAAGAAATGGAAGATACAGCAGAAGGAAAAGAAACAAGAGATATGACAAGATCACAAATTGTCAAATCTACATTTAGAGTTTTAACATTGAAACTTGGTAAGGCAAAAGTTCCAATGATAATGACCAACCACACCTATGATGTAATAGGTTCTATGTTCCCACAAAAAGAAATGGGAGGTGGTTCTGGTCTTAAATACGCAGCCTCATCAATCATCTATCTTGGCAAAAGAAAAGAAAAAGATGCCGACAACGAAGTGATTGGTAATATTATCCACTGTAAAAACTATAAGTCAAGGTTAACAAAAGAGAATGCTCAAATTGATGTAAGACTAACATATAAATCTGGTTTAGATAGATATTATGGTTTGTTAGAAATTGCAGAAGAAGAAGGCATTTTCAAAAAAGTATCCACGAGATATGAGTTACCTGATGGCACTAAAGTGTTTGGTAAATCTATCAATGATGAACCTGAAAAATATTTTACAAAGGAAATATTAAAAAAGATAGATGAAGCAACAAAGAAAAAGTTCCTCTACGGAGCCGAGTAAATACGTATTTGTTCAAAAGACAGGTGATGATTTTACTTGTATTAAATTACTAGAAGAAAAATATAAAGGTGTTATATTTAAATACGGTGACGTAGGCTTTGCAAAAGATGAAAAGCCAGACGGTACGTTGCCAATGAGATTTAAGTATGATATTATAATGAATCCTTACGAAAAGGACACCACATCACAAGAATTTATAAATTACATAGGTGATTTATTAATAGAACTATTAGAAAAACAATTGACGGATGGAAAAGTTGAATTTAAATAATGAACGAATAGAGATTACAGTACTACGTAATTTTATATTCAATGAAGCCTTTACAAGAAAGGCCTTACCTTTCTGTAAAGAAGATTACTTTACTAATCGTAATGAACGATTATTGTTTAGAGAAATAGACACATTCGTAAACAAATATAAAAATATACCCACAAAAGAAGCTCTTGTTATAGAACTTGGACAAAGAAAAGACATTAACGAAGATGAATTTAAATCAGTAAAAGATTTACTAGATACAATATCAAATGAAAGTGTAGACCTACAATGGTTACTAGACACCACAGAAAAGTTTTGTAAAGACAGAGCAGTACATAACGCAGTACTAACTGGTATTAAAATATTAGATAAGAAAGACCCCAGACTTACACCTGAGGCAATACCAGGTATTCTTGCAGATGCTTTGGCCGTTTCTTTTGATAATCATATTGGTCACGATTATATAGAAGATGCTACTAGACGATTTGACTTCTATCATACTAAAGAAAAAAAATATCAATTTGATTTATCATATTTAAACCGTATCACAAAAGGCGGTGTACCACCTAAAACTTTGAACATTGCTTTAGCAGGCACAGGCGTAGGTAAATCTTTGTTTATGTGTCATTGTGCGTCCAGTTTTTTAACACAAGGTCTAAACGTATTATACATTACAATGGAAATGGCAGAAGAAAGAATCGCAGAACGTATTGACGCTAATCTTTTAGATGTAACTATGGACGATTTACATAGTATGCCTAGACAACTATATGATGATAAGATTACTAAGATTAGAAATAAGACTGCTGGTAAATTAATTATTAAAGAATATCCTACAGCATCAGCACACGCTGGCCATTTTAGAGCATTACTTAATGAACTTGCATTAAAGAAATCTTTTAGACCAAATGTTATCTTTATTGATTACCTAAATATTTGTTCAAGCAGTAGATTTAAAGGTGGTAATATTTCTTCGTACTTCTTCATTAAGGCAATAGCCGAAGAACTACGAGGTCTTGCAGTTGAGTTTAATGTGCCAATTTTCAGTGCAACTCAAACAACAAGAACAGGATTTGTAAGTACAGACATTGGTTTAGAAGATACTTCTGAGTCTTTTGGTCTTCCAGCAACTGCCGACTTTATGTTTGCTCTTATATCTAATGAAGAATTAGAAGCATTAGGTCAAATGAAAATTAAACAATTAAAAAATCGTTATAATGATCCATCTATTAATCGTGCCTTTATAGTAGGTGTAGATAGAGCTAAGATGAGATTGTATGATGTATCTAATAATGCTCAAAATATTGTAGATAGCAACCAAAAAGAAATACAAGTGAAAACAAGTTATGATAAGTTTTCAGATTTTAAAATATAGATATGGAAACTAAAAAAAGAACAATAGTTAGAATGATAACTTACAGAATATCAGCTTGGCTATTTACAATATTATGGACTTATATGTTTACAGGCAATCTTACTAATGCTACAGGTTTTGCCACATTATTACACATATTACTAAGTGTTGATTATTATATACACGAGCGCATATGGTTAAAAATAAAATGGGGTAAAAAATGAAAAAACAAAAAGTAAGATTTCATAAAAGCGATAGAAGACCTGGCCATTTAGGTGAACAATTGTCTTATGAAAAAAAGATGATTAAAAGAAAAAATAATATCTACTGGCAGGCCATAGAACAACCAACAGGTACAATTATTACTCAATCATTCTTTGAAGAAGATATAGAAGATTTAGTTAAGT